TACCGTTTATATGGTAATCTGCCTTGATTATGATATCTCCAGAGAACACATTTCTTTGATCGTCCATATTTGTTGCATCTGACATATATGCTGTCTGATAAGCATTAACGCAATGAAATGAAAGCCTTCTAGAAGGGTCATTATTTGCCAATGGGTATTTTTCTGCATACCAAAGGTTAATTTCCTCTGCTGCTGCATCTTCTCTATCTATAATTTCTACAAATCTATTTCTTAATAATATAGTTCTTCCTATATCATTTGTACTAATTTTTACTCTTGCTTGTATTGATTTAATAGGATAGAAATATTTCATACCCCCCGACCTTGCTTTAATAAAGTCGTCATAAACTATAGAAACCATTTCTGGGTTAGTTCTTGGATCTAGATGTGTTAGACCTACTGCTCCAGCCTGATATAAACTTGATGGATATATTGGTGTGTATCTTTGTCCATTGTCGTACACTATATTATTGAAGTGTTCGAACTCTGGCATAAGTAAAAGTTTTTCATATGCAAAGTTAATGATGTTTAAAGTAGGATGTTCTACTGATGTTATAAAAGCAACACTTGCTGAATTAAGAGTCAAGTTGATCATCTCCAGGTAATCTGCTTATCCATTGTGCTGCTGCATTTTTACCAGCAGATCTAGCATTTCCACTCTTCACAGCAGACTTTAGATTTCTAGAATATTCTGCTGGCTTTGATAAGTGCTTATAAAACTTAATTGAATCTAAGTATACTTGACTAAAGTATGATTCATAGAACTCATTAAAGGCTCTTACAAAGGATCCTCTTACTGCCTCTCCACCAGGATTGGCAATAGTAATAGGTCCTTTTCTAAAGAATTCTTCTCCGTCTATTTCAAAGAATAATGCATTGGCATCTTTTTCGTTTACCACTACCGTTTCTCCATTTTCCATAACTTCTGCCTTGTTATAGAATGGCTCGGTTCCATTAGTTGGTATGGTATTTGAGTCTAAAAATTCTGCACCAATGGTTGCACCAGAACTTGATATTGATAGGTTAAGTTCGTATAGTCTTTGTACTGGGTTTCCAACTTCTCCCCATTCGTATACATGATGAAGTATGGTTGGGTGCATTCTGGCAAGTGCATCTAGGTAATCGTAAAATGCATTTATTCCTGTAATAGCAAGTTTGTTTGTTATCTTTTGCTTGCTTTCTTTAGTTTCATTGATAAATCCATCAGAATATTGAACAAGGTTATTTATAGTTTTTGTTAATTTTTTTGCATCAAACTTTACTGTAATCATTAGTAGATGACCTCATTTTGCTTTGTTGATCTGGCGATATAGCCTCTCCAAAAGGATAGCATGTGGTCTCCATCGTATGAAGGAACAAATGTCTTTATTTCATATTGACTTGGTATGTTTCCTTTTTCTTTAAATACTAGTTTTCCAGATGGGTCTTTAACATTTGTTATTAGTATTTCTGTAATTGGGAATATTGTTCCATTCTTCTTTTCTTGGATATCTTCTCCAACTCTAAATAATAAATCTTGATTGTAGTTAAAGTTAGATGAATTACTCTTTATTTCAGATGTTAATGATCTATCTGCCATAGTTGATATTACTGAGCATTTAACTGTTCTATCATATACCCACGATTTTTGGACTACGCCTAGGGCATCTTGTTTATTTTCAGCATAATAAATTTCTGCTGTCATTGGATAAAATATACTTTTTAAACTAGAATTAGGAAGCATTACAACACTCCAGGTCTAATCGGCTTCTGATATCTCTCCAAGATTCTATCTACTGTCAGGTTACCTGTGCTGTTCTTTGCATATCCTTTAGAAAATTGAATCTTAAAATCATCGTTGTCAAATGATTCAATATATTTGTTAACATATTTTAAGTTGTCCTGTGCTATATCTTGAACCAGTAATTCAGAAGCATCTTGGATGTCTTGTGGAATTACAACATATCCAAAGTCTGCATCTACTAGGTATTCATATCCATCATAGAATTCTACATCTAGGTATCTATCTCTCCATACCTTCGCATAGTTTACTCTGTTTGTTTCTGGAATATCTAATACAATAGCATTTAGTTGTCTATGTATTTTGAAGTCTGAATCATTAGATAAAGACTCTGAGTCATACATTAGTTCTCCGTTTTCATAAATCTTGTATAGTTTAAAAATCTTTTCGTCCATTATTAGTTGATCAGAGTTATCTCCGATAAATTCTTTTTGCTTTCTCATAAAAGAAAATCCGCCAGTATGTGCATCTATGATATATCTTGATAGTCTTTCATATTCTGTAGCCTGTGCTGTTGTAATTTTAAGTGCTGCTGCGAGAGATGTGATTGAAGAGTATGGTCTTACGATATCTATGTTTGTAATGTTTACAACATTGCCAGCCTGATTTTTAACTGATGCTGCTAATGATCCTGTGTAAGTTATGTAGTGACTTGGTATTGCAAATGATGCTACTCCAGATCCATTTGCTGTTGCTGATGCAGAGTATGCATTTCCAGTTATTAAATCATCATATTCGATAGTATATGGTGCACTTGCAGTTAAACCTGAAAAAGATGCGGACAAACTAGTTGTGTTATTCAATCTTAAAAGTTCCATGTGCACCTCTTTTTAATTATATCATTTATAAAAAATAAGAGGGGAACATTTCTGCTCCCCTCTCTAATTGCGTAAAGCAAATTATGCTGTACGTGCGATTGCATCAGATTCTTCGATTGCAACTCCGAAACGTAAGAATACTGTATATTCTACAGTGTCTTTCTTAGGTTGGAATTCACGATGAACTGTGATATCACGTTGGAATCCCCAGATACGGTTTTCTGGGAATGTCAATACAACACGGTTTGCTGGCATCAAAGGAACTTCCAAAAGTGGAAGACCAAGAACACGGTAAGCAATTGGAGCACCAAGTACTTGTGGTTCTTGACCACCAACAACTCTTTCAACGATTCTTTCGCTGTTTAAGTTGCCTGATGAGCCTAGTCCATTGATGATTGCTGATACTGTTTCTGTATCTGCGTAGAACTTCATTGCAGCACGTGATGCACGATATTTACGTGGCATTGCTAATACCAATGCTTGTAAATCTTCTACATCTGTACCGAATGTTGCTGTGTTTGTTGAAGCATTTTCTTTTGCAACGAAGCCTTCCATGATGTTCAAGAAAGCATTGGAACCTGTTCCAGTTCCGTTGATTGCAAGATCTTCAAGATCGTTTGCGAATGCACGAGTCATTACACGAACTAAATGATCTTCTAATCCTGCACCTTCCAAGTTATCTTCTAGTGCTTCTGTTGATACTTCCCAGTCAAGGCGAATTTTCTTTGTTGAAAGTTCTACCTTTGTGAAAGTAACACCTGCGTTTGTGTAAGTTGCATCTGCTTGAGCAGCGGCACGGATTACACGTTCTCCAACATTTAGTTTTTCAAGTTCTGCTGCATTGGTACGCATTGTTACTCTGCGACCATCACGAGCCAAAACTTGTTGTTCGAAAATGTATTCGATAAATTGACGAGACTGTTCTGGTGAAAGGATACCACCATCATTTGTAGTGGAACCATAAACACCTAGATCACCTGCTGCTGGAGCGGATACTGCACCCACGCCACCAGACACGATTGATCCTGTTGAAGCAGCCTTTTCTAAAATTTCATCTGCCATAATTATTTCACCTCCCAGTGAACTTAGCGATATAGGTCAGCGGATTTGAGGAAACGCCCGCCCCACATGCTTTTTGTTGTTATTTTTTCTTCTTGAACGATCCCGCCGAGATCGCCAGACTTGCGGACTGCTGTGTCGTCTTCTAGTGAGTCAACACGCTTTCCAAACTCTTCTACATTGCCTTTTACTGCTGTTAGTTCCTCTTTAGCGGAAGCAATGTCTTTTTTCAATGATGCCACTGTTTCATTTAGTGACTTTACTGTTGCCACCAATTCTCCAAGTGCTGAAGCAACTGTATTTTGAACCTCATCAATAGATTCTTGTACTGTACCTACAGCCTTTGCCAAATCAGCAGGTGCTTCTTCGGCAGGAGTGGCGGCATCTTCTGCTGGAGCATCTTCCACTTTTTCTTCAGCAGGTGCTGCTTCTTCAGCAGGTGCTGCTTCTTCAGCAGGTGCTGCTTCTTCAGCAGGTGCTGCTTCTTCTGCTACAGGTGCTGCTTCTGCTGGTGCTTCAGCGGCTTCTGCTGCAGGTGCGGATTCGCCCTCAGATTTTACAATGTTTTCTTCTGCTGCTACAACTTCTTCAGTTGCTGCAACTTCAACATTTTCATTTGCCATATTATTCCCCTCCTTAATAGGATTGTCAGCCTTGGTTAATTGTTCACCAAGTCTAATTTTCTGCGATGCTAATAAACCTTTAATCACAGAATTCTTTTCGTTATCATTTGATTCAACGAAGCCAATATTGCTCATGCCTTTATCGCAAGATGGACATGAAGAGGATTCGTCTTGAGAAAGTCTAATGAGTGAATCAGATTCACACCAGTAAACATTTTCAAGGTCTACCTTACTAATGATACCATCTATTTTATTTTGACCATCAGCCAATTTTTCAATTGACACAATGTTTGCAAATTGATTTGCTGGGTTGTCTACCAATGAGAGTTCGTGGAGGTCATAGTCCTTAATAACACGAACCGCTTTATCCATGTCGGTGTTGTATATGCTTTCAGAATCTTTGATGCTGCCACCAATAGAAAAGCCAGAAAGAGTGCCATCAAGAACTTTTTCCCAAGTATCTTGAGCACCTTTAGAAATATAGGCATCTACATACACCCCATTATAAAATTTGTCTTCTTCTTTATTGTAAAATTTATCTGATTTAAATGACACTACCCTGCCGACTGCAATAGGCATGTGCATTTCACGAAGGTTGCCACGAAAACGTTCGAAGGCCTTGACGCTTACATCTGTTGGGACAATATCGTCTTGCTTGTCAACGTTGTCAAGGGTTGCGAAACCAGAAACCATTCGTTTCTCTTTATCGACTTTAGCAATTGGCATGGATAACTTGATACTGTTATCTTCTGAGTGCCAGAATGCTTTATGCATGTTAGTCATACTACCTCTATTATAATAAGTGTTTATAGGTATTTTTAATATTATAACACTATTGTTGTCTTCTACCCTCGCCCTGTGGATTTCGTCCATCAGTGGTTGAAGTAGAATCTGATGCGTTGTCGGTTCTTGCTTGGTCTCTTAGTCTGTTACCTGTGGCTTGTGCGGTCTGCTCTGCTCTGGCTTGTGCACCCATCAATACTGGATCTGAGCCACCTGGTCTTACAGGGTATCCAAGTCTTTCACGGACTTCGTTAGGAACTAGAACTTGCATACGAAGGTATCTCTCATCAATCTGACTTTGAGTTTGTTCGTCAGTAAGTGTTAGTTCATTAAACTTTAAAACTACCATATCTGTTTTTTCTTTAACAATCTTATTGATAGTCTTTTCGAGGTTTCTTTGAGATGGTCTTGCAACTTGCTCTTTAAATGTTCTGTCTGCGACTAGTGCAGATGCGATTGATACCCCTGC